TTCGTCGTTGCGTTCTCTAATGAGCGCGTGGCCATCTCGATCCCCTCAGAAGATCGCCGCTGGTTTTGCGTGTGGGCCGAGGCGTCTAAACTGCCGGAGGCTCAGGCGGTGAGCTTGTGGAATTGGTATCAGCACAGGGGCGGCTTCGAGGCCGTCGCTCATTACTTGCACTCGCGTGACGTGTCGGCGTGGAATCCCAACGCGCCGCCGCCAATGACTGAGGCCAAGGCCATTATGGTAGAGCACGGCATGAGCTCGGCCGAGTCGTTCCTAGTCGATCAAATGCGCCGCCGTGCCGGTGACTTCGCGCGCGGCGTCATTGGCTCGCCTTTCCACATGATCTGCGACCGGCTGCAGGGGTCCGCTCCGCAGGGTGTCAAAGTCGTGCAACCCGCTCTATTGCACGCGCTCAAAGAGGCCGGCTGGGTGGACATGGGCCGTCTAAAATCGCGCGACTATGACACCAAGAAGCATATATTTTGCGCGCCTGATATGGTGGACGTCGCAAAGTCGGACCTGCGCCGCCTAGTCGAGACATAAAAAAAAGGCCCCGATTAGGGGCCTTTAAACTGTTGGCAACTGCTAAATATTTAACAGCACCGCGATTATAGCGGCGATCAGTACAGCGAGAATCATCGCCACACCTCCACCAGCGCGTCAGCGTCGTATGCCGGCTTAGTGTCGGCCACAGTGAACAGGCCAGCGCCGCGCCTTATGCGGCCCCATGCGTCGCGCCGGTTCTGGTTTACCAGCTCGCCGCGCTTAACTGCAGCATATACCTGGTCGCGTGTGTACCCCTCCGCCTCGCATTCGTGCATGGTGCGCGGCAGGCCGCAAAAATCAATTAGTGCCATCGCGCGCCCCTTTGTATTCGATCCATTCTGCAGGCGTCATGCTGTAGTCGCCAGGCGTCGCCGTGGCCCGCTGGGACCCGTTGGGCTCGCGTGTGTGCACAATCACGCGGCCAGTAGACAGCGTAACAGGCGCGCGCGGCGGCGCGTAAGGCGCGAGCGCCTGCTGAAATATCGGGTGTAGGTTATTCATTGTCGGCCACCTCGCTGTAGCTATCTTCACCGACCGGCGCCAGGCATGGCAGCTCGCGCAGCTGGTCCCAGTCCCAAGGCAGCAAGTGCTTCGCGTGGTTTAGGCTCTGGTATTTGGCCACATAGTCGGCCGTGCTCATGTCGTCAAAATAAACCGGATAAAACCGGCGCTCCGCTCCCTTAGACTTAACGCGCCTATGCTTACCGGTGCATTTGGCATGATGCGCGAACATGTCGCGATCATCGCGCACGGTATATAGGGTTTTCCCCAGTGTGATAGTTTTCATTGTCTATTCCCCTTATTTAATTAAAACATCAAAGTAGGCAAGCGCGCACGCAGTGAGCGCGGCCGCGATTAATACTGCAGCAAAATAATCTCTCATAGGTTTCCTAAAAAAAAGTTGTCAAAATCGAACACGGCCACATAAAACCCGCGCGCGCCGGCTTGGACCTCGTACCGCCATGCGTCGCGGTCCTGCGCGGCCAGGGTATCAGCGAGCGCCTGCGCGGCCGCTTTCGTGGTGTAGTAGGTCATTGTGTAACCCTCGCGTGTAGGTCCTGCGCGGCCGCGTGTTGGGCCAGCATGTCGCGCAAAATAGCATGACGCGGCGCCCGGTGGGCTCGCGTGCGGGCATCCGGCCGCAGCCGGCCGTAAGTCGCGCGAATAACCTCGCGCTCGCTGGCCCATACGGGCAGGTTTAATCGTAAATACGTGCTAAACATAATGGCCTCTTTAAATTGTGCAGCATCCGCAGCATGGCGCGTCGATACACCGGCCGCGCGCGTTACGTGTGAACGTACGGTAGCGCCCCTGGTCGTTTAAAGTAATTGTGTCGATATCATCTTCACACGTTATATAGGCCGTGCGCGTGGCCGTGTCGTATGCTATCTCGTCGCCTGGCCGTATCGGCGCGCCGGTCCGGCTGCAGCGGCCGGCATATTTTGCTCGCATAATTTTTATCATTGTGTGGCCCTTTCCAATTGTGCGGCCAGTGCGGCCAAGCTGCTAACCAGGCCAGCGGCGCGCACGCGGCGCGTGGTGCCTGCGTTGATTATTTCAAACCAGCCTAAAGGCTCCGGGTTAACGACTAGGCGGTTATTGCTGCCCTTTACGGCGTGCCAGGCGCTCATATATGCGTCGGCTAAATTGTGTCGCGTTTTAATATCCATGTTTTTACTTTCGTTTAGGTTATAGCGTGCAAGAGTGCGCGCCCGTATACGGCCAGTGGCGGCCGTATACAGTCGAGCGCTTACGCGGCCAGTGCAATATTTATCACGCGTTTTTTGTGGCCCATGGCATGATCAGCGATAACGATATCGCGCGCCGTGATCGACGTGCCCGAACACAATGTACATTTCTCGCATGTGGACCGGCGGCCGGCTTCCGCACTGGCCGGGCATGATGCCTCGCCGGCTTGAACGTCAACCCCTACCGATACGCGAAAAACACGCATACCTAATAGGTTAGCTTTCGCGGCTTGATCGATATTGTCCGCACTGGCCATAACCAGCGGCGCCCATGCGTCGACGTCAAATTCTGGCCGGTCCCATTGATGCGTATATCCGCGCCGGCCGGCCGCGTATCGGGTAATTTGGGCCCACATGTTTACCGGCGCCGCGAAAGGGTCCCCATACGTGCCAATTCTTACAATTTTGCCGGCCAGTGCGTGCGCGATTGTGGCCGCGTCGGTTTTCACGTATCGGCCGCGTTTATACGCGTGATATACCGATTGAACCGACTTTCCGACTTGTACATAACACGGCGCCGCGCCGGTATATTTGGCCAATATTGGCCGGTGTTCACAATCCCCACATATGGCCGCATCGGCGCCGGACTGCAGTGCGGCCATAGGCGCGATATCGGACCGGATAATGAACGATTGCACAATCGCGCCGGTTTTCGCGTTTTTCGATCCGTCGATTTTGTTAACGATAACGACAATTGGCGCGCCGTCGATCATTGACGGGCCCTCGTACGCGATATATCCTAGAATTTTATTGGACATGCTTAGATTCCCTTCACGTTGTCGGCCAGCTCGCGGATCGCGCGCAATGTAGTTAAGTGTTGATCGTTGTAGTTGTCGGCGCCGATATAGTCGCCGGCGTCATATGCGCGCATAATTTCGCGTTGGTCAAATAATTTAAATTGCTTTACGTCGTCGTGTGATAGGCCGCCGGCTTGAATAAGGCCTTCGATAAACCGGTCGCGATCCGTGAACATGATGTCGCCATTATCTAATAACGCGGCCGCGATGCGTTGGCCAGTGTGGCCGTATAGGCGGCCGGTGTTGAATGCTAGAGTTTCCATCGTTTACTTTCGTTTAGGTTAGTGTTACTGAGTTTCCGGCGCCCGGTGTAGTTATTGTAAGGGAATATCTTACGTTGTCAAGTATTATTTTGCTAGGTGTTTTCCCTTAGTGTGGACAATGCGTGGACTATGTGTGGACTATGCAATCGACGCCAAATTGTCCACACGGTTTCCAGCATTGGCGCGCGCTGGCCGATAGTGTGGACAATGTGGACAATAATTTATTTCTATATTGAAAAGTCTAATAAATATATAGTACTTATGGCTTATATGGTGATTTTGCTGGAGCAGGCCAGCGATTGCAAAGTGACGTCCACATTGTCCACATTGTCCACATTGTCCACATGACCCTATCCTAAAGTATTACTTTTCAAATTGTGGACAATGTGGACAATTGTTTTTTGCATGGTCCACATTGTCCACAAAGCCGCACGGCCGGCCGGCCACACGCGCGCATGGTGACGCGGCCGGCGGCTCGCGTTGCATGGTCCACATGGTCCACATGGTCCACACGGCCGGCGCCTGCCTGCCTGCCGGCGGCCGCGCGCCTGCATGGCGCCAGCTGGCCGGCCGACGGCCGCGCGCCGACATGGCCGATCTGGCTTGATCCATCGAATTGAGGGGGTGGGGTAGGGCCGGCGCATTGGGCCCCTAGCTTCGGAGGGTTCGTAAACAAAATTTTTTTAATTTATTTTTTGGTATATTCGGCAACATGTTTCAAAGCCTGCCATTTACCGCGCGTAAGATTGAAGCGACCGAGAGTCGCCTGCAACGCATATACGACGCGGCCAAACTCGGATTGAAAGGCGACGCCTTAGCGCTCGCGGCTGGATTGCTGCCAACTGAGTACCGCCAACTCTGCCAGCTTGACCCCGTTGCCGAAATGGCCGAGATGAAGGGCAAAGCTGACGGCGAAATGGAAATGAGCACCGAACTGCACAAAGCCGCCAAGTCTGGCGACGCAAAAGCCGCACTAGCGATTCTGCAAAATGTCCACGGTTGGGTGGCCAAGCAATCTATCAGCATCGACGTGGATCAGCGCATCTCGATCACGCAAGCGCTGCGCGACGCCGAGTCGCGGGTTATTGATGTCATCGCACATGAGCCAAGCCCCACACTAAAGAAGCTAAATGCAGAGCACCATTTACAGCGCTGAAGACGAACAAGAACTGATGGCGCGACTGTGGTCGCCGCAGATCAAGGACAACCCGCTGGCGTTTGTGATGTTGTCATTTCCGTGGGGCGTCAAGGGTACGCCGTTGGAAAACTTCGACGGACCACGCAAATGGCAGCGCGAAGTGCTGCTCGACTTGGCCGAGCACATCAAGACCAATCAAGGCAAATTGGACTACGACGTATTGCAAGAAGCCATATCATCCGGCCGCGGTATTGGTAAGTCGGCGCTGGTCAGTTGGATCACTATTTGGATGGTGTCCACGCGAATCGGCTCGACGACCATCATCTCGGCTAACTCTGAATCTCAGCTCCGCAGTATCACTTGGGCGGAGATTACTAAGTGGCTGGCGATGTCGATGAACAGCCATTGGTTTGAAGTTTCGGCAACCCGCGTCATGCCGGCCAAGTGGCTGACCGAGCTGGTCGAGCGGGATTTGAAAAAGGGCACAAGGTACTGGGGCGTCGAGGGGCGGCTCTGGTCAGCGGAGAACCCCGACGCATACGCGGGCGTGCACAACTTCGACGGTGTGCTGGTGGTGTTCGATGAGGCAAGCGGTATTGACGACTCGATCTGGGCGGTGACGGGTGGTTTCTTTACTGAGAACACACCGAACCGCTTTTGGTTGGCCTTTTCGAACCCGCGCCGCAATACTGGGTACTTCTACGAAGCCTTTAATTCTAAACGTGAGTTTTGGAAAACCAAAGTGGTGGACGCGCGCACGGTCGAGGGAACTGACAAAGCGGTTTACAACCGAATCATTGCCGAGTACGGCCCAGACTCGGCGCAAGCGCACGTCGAGGTGTATGGCATGTTCCCCAACGCCGGCGATGATCAGTTCATTGGCGCAGATATTGTGGACGACGCCATGAAACGAACCAAGTACAAGGATCAGTCGGCGCCAATAGTGATCGGTGTGGACCCTGCACGGTTCGGGGCAGACGCTACGGTGATCGCGGTGCGACAAGGCAGGGATATAGTAAAGATCATGCGCCACAGAGGCGACGACACCATGACGGTGGTCGGCTATGTGATCGAAGCGATTGATGAATTCAAGCCTACGCTGGTCGTGATCGACGAAGGTGGCTTGGGCGCTGGCATTGTGGACCGGCTCAAGGAGCAACGTTACAAAATAAAGGGCGTAAACTTTGGTAATAAGGCCAAGAATCCAATCATGTACGGCAATATGCGCGCGCAGATGTGGGGTGAAATGCGCGAATGGTTGAAATCTGCTAGTATTCCGAACGATAGGTTCTTGAAAACTGATTTGATTTCGCCTATGATGAAGCCTGATTCACGCGGAACAATCTTCTTGGAAAGCAAAAAAGATATGAAAGCACGGGGGTTAGCTTCACCAGACGCTGCCGACGCTATTGCTGTCACTTTTGCTTTTCCCGTAGCGCATAGAGAATACGTTGAACCTACTCGTCGCATTAATTCACAAGGCAATGCAATGCATACTTCTTGGATGGGTGCATGAAAAAGTCTGTATCTTTATCAGTCGGCCGAGGCGAAAAACTCCCAGTGTCTAAGGGCGCAGGACTGACCGCCAAAGGGCGTGAAAAGTACAACCGTGAGACTGGTAGCAATCTAAAAGCGCCAGCACCAAACCCCAAAACCAAGGCAGACCAAGGTCGCAAGGATTCATTTTGTGCAAGAATGGGCGCAGTAGCAGCAAATGCCAAAGATGGCGAACGCGCTAAGGCAGCCCTTAAACGATGGAAGTGTTGATATGGCAACTAAACCTGGACTCTATGCAAATATTCATGCAAAACAGGCTCGTATCGCCGCAGGCAGTAAAGAGAAAATGCGTCCTGTAGGCGCAAAAGGCGCTCCGACTGCTAAAGATTTTAAAAACTCTGCTAAAACAGCAAAGAAAGGCAAGTAAATGTCTAATACCAAAGCAACTGGTGTTGCATACCTAGACCCCGAATTTTCAACTTGTTATGCAACCGAAGAAATTGGGTACGCGCTTGCGGCTCAAAGTTCTGTAACGCAAGGTTCAAGTAAATCAACTGGCGTAACGCTCAATAAGAGCATGGGT